CGTTTATGGCAGAAAATAGATGGCAAAATATATGCTGATATTATTAGCGGTATGACTCACATGGGTAATTACTCATTTAAAGGTAATGTAGCTACACAATTTATAGGAAAAAAATAAAATGAAAAAATATTACATATTAGATAATGTACTAAGTAAAATAGAAACATTTAAAATTTACAATAATTTAATAAATTCACCATCTTGGAGTTTAAATAGAACTTCAACTTTAACATCTGATAATTTAGAATCTTCTTTAAATAGATTTCCAGGTAACGTGATTGAACAAGAAGGTCAGGTTTTTAACCCATATTTTTCAGGTTATTTTAATTGTTTAACAAGTTTAATAAAAGATAGATTTTATAATCACTATAATTTTAATTTACCGAATAATGTATTTAGAATTCACGTGGTTGCAAAAAATGATAAAAGTGAGACACTTTTTCATTCTGATACGAAAGACAATGAATCATGGACAGTTTTAGGTTTTCTTACACCTGTTTGGAAATCAGAGTATGGAGGTGAAGTGAATATTGAAGGTGAAAAATTGGATTATATTCCAGGTAGATTTATTATTTTTAAATCTAATATTTTACATAACGGAGGTTATGTGAATAAAAATAATTTGGATTATTGGAGAATAACTCTAAACATAATTTTAGAATGAATATTAAACCACTAAAACAAGCCCTAAAATAAGAGTTTTAATGGCATTAAAAGGAAACGCAGCCACTCAATTCTTGCCACAAAACAATAAATAATTTAGTATACTCCGACATGAAATTAGTTGACTTAAAGTTCCAACCAGGCATTGATAAACAAGATACCGCTTACTCAGCAGGAGATCAACGTAAGTATGTTGACTCAAA